ACATAGATATCATCAGTCGCTACCACTGAGCCTGTGAGCGTTATTGTTACGCCATCAGACCCAACAGAATAGGCTGTTGTAGGCTCTTGCCTTACGTTATTAATAAACAGGTCAATGCCTTCAGCACTAGCTACAGCGTGTGACAGCGTAAGGCTAGTGCCAGTAGCACCAGTAAGGTCTTGCTTGGCTGGTACTTGACTAAAACCTTGCGTCTGTTGATTGCCTATGTACGCCATTAGTTACTCCTATAAACTAATATCATCAACAGCAGATACCCAAACATCTAAGGATGATGCTGTATCTGACTCAACCCACAATCTATCGCCAGTTTGAACAACAATTTTTGCACCGCCATCAAGCAACTGCAAAGCACCGCCAGCAGCAATGGGTGCGCCACGAATAAGATAATGGTTAGTAGGAGTGCCATTGATTGTATGCTGAATATAAACGTTAACCGTGATTGCATTTGTTAATATGTTGGTCAGGTGAATACCTACAAGCGTGTCGTAACTATCAAAGTTGCCGCCATCAGGAATGTCAGCCGCTACCGTTCCAACCCCTTGAAGCATATATCGTCTAAAATTCTGTGCCATCATTAACTCCTATAAGGCAATCGCTACAGCTATACTAAAGCCTTTTGTTGCAAACGAACTGGTGTCTACAGCAGCGTCAATCCAAGCTGCTCCGTCATAAACCTTCAAAACATTGCTACTTGTATTAAAATACAAATCACCAGTAGTTAAAGCGTCACCATCATTGTCTACTGTTGGGTCTGCGCTTTTAGGGCCAAGATACAAATCATCTACGTTATCAGCACTAGCAGCCGCTTGTTCTGCCCAATACTTAGCAGAGTACGCAGAACCATCTACTGTGCCGCCAGTATAAGTTGCCCAATCTTTTGCAGATCCTGTTGTGCCTCTGGTCTGCGTACCAATAGCATACTCTTTAGCTGAGTATTCAGTACCATCGACCTGACCTGTTGTTTCAATAGCCCAATCTTTTGCTGGGCCTTTACCAGAACTATCTGTTACGCCAGTACCACCAATGGCATAGGCTTTAGATGAGTAATCTGTTGTTGTGCCATCGTTAATAACGCCATCTGTTTTAACAGCCCAATCGTCAGCAAAAGCCGCACTAAGCGCACTAGCTGCCGCAGCCGTAGCACTGCCAGCCGCTGCTGTTGCGCTGTTAGCTGCCGCATTTTGTGATGTTGTTACAGAAGTAAGATCAATCAACTGATCCCATTTAGAAGCATCAGCGTTTGTTGATATTGGCAATGATCCAGAAGAAGTGTGAGCAGTATTAGCAATATAAATGCCGCCATCAGATGTATCTTTAACAAGATCACCCCTTGCATAAATATAACCACTAGACCAATTCCCCTGCCAAGAACCCTGTGAAGAAGCAATTGCATCACCGTTGGAATCAAAAGCTAGGAATTTATTAATTCTACTTGCGTTTGTAGGAAGAGTAATTGAGTTTAAAGTATCGTCTACTGGTAAAACTAAAGCTCTTGATAAACTTGTTTCTAACTCTTGCTTAATAGCAAAAGATTTATCAAGCTCAGTATTTAAAGAAGTAATGTTAAACGGCCCTGATGTTGGAAAATCAGTAATTCGTTCAATTGGTATGTCTCTAAATATTGTATAAACAGTAGTGGCAACAGCATCTGTATCGTGGATAGTAACATTTCCACCAGAAAAACCATCATCAACAGCAGTTCCAGTAACAGTAAAAGTTCCTGTTCCAGTACCCTTTGTTAAAGTTGTACTAATGCCAGCAACAGTTGTTTTAATAACATTGATGTCAGTTAATGCAAAAAACGGAAAATCAATAGTAAGCTCCGTAGCCGCAGGGCTAGGATCATTATCTATTCCATTAATTGCCTGAGTGTACTGAACTCTAGCGTCATTATCTGCGATTAATATAGTAGCCATAATATCCCCTTATACAGTCTTGGCTTATATTAGTGAATTCACATAGTTATTTACCATAGGCGTAATCAAGAAACGGATCAGCGTATGGTAAATTCCCCCCAGGAATTAAAAACCTAGAACTTTTTGCTGTACCAGAATCTGCTGTTCCAGTTAAAATGTCAGTTGTAATGCTTGCTGCATTAGAAAGAGTCCCAGCAGTAGGGCCGAGAACAGCCTGAAGTTTAGCACCAGTAGGCATAGGAAACTTTCTTTGATCTGTCAAAGCAGGACGCATACCAAGACGATTATTGCTTAACTTTTCAACAGCGTTATTTACATCCATAAAGTAACCAGTAATACCGCTTCGATCTATTGCATTAATAAGCTTTTCGTCAAATGTTTCTTTTCTATCAATACCATACTGTTTACGCTTAAGCTCGTTGACCATTGCTCCAAGACCAACAAGCAAAAAAGACCCTTGCCAAAAAGCACCATCACGTTCTTGCAAGCCAGATGTAAGCATACGAACATTAGCTGCCTGACCATATGATTTAAACTGAGTAATTAGTGATCCAAACTCTGTTGATGTCCACAAAGCTCTATCTCCAGCCCCAGGGGTAATGATTATACGCTCTACATTTTGATTTAAAGCATTGCGAAACGTAAGTCTCATTGTAGCGTCTGTCCAAGAATCAGTGTTTGGCATCCACTCGCCATCAACCTGTTCGCCGTTATTTCGTATCTGCTGTTGCATACGGCTATGGGCTTGCTGGTCTATACCATTCTTTAAGAACTTTTCTTTATCTGCTTTACTTAATCTTGCCCAAGGCTTCATTATGCCTTCAGTCATACGAAGCATTGTTACGTTACCAGCAAACTCTTTTAGAGTCTGATTCCATATGTTTAAACCGTTAAGTAAAAACATAACGCCAGTGCTTGCGTTCAGTACACGCTCAACTGCAAATCTGTTTCCAAAAACATCACCAAGATCAGCAAAAGCATGCGCTCTTAATCCAAGAACAGCATCCGCTGCAACGGCTGATTTTCTAAGCTCATTTTTAGAAAGTCTGGAAATTAATGATGATTGACGAGCAAACTGTACTTTAAGACCTTTGCCATATGAGTTTTGAAAACCCTCGACCATAACAACTCTTGCAACATCAGGGATTGATGACACCATTGCACCACCCATGCCAACAAGAACATTAAATGATTTCATTGTTCTAACAAATCTACTGGACATAGCATGTGGATCTTTAGATGCCCCATATGTGCCACGCAGCCTGTCACGCAAACCACGAACATCACGAAGATCATCTTGCATTTGCTTCCTAAGAACTTGCTTTTCAGAAACATCAACAGCTTCATCAATTAACCTACTATATTCAGTAGTAATATCATCAATAACCATTTTCATCTCAATACTGCCAAAACGTCTGGCAATTTCAATGTCCATTCCCATTGTTCTTGTATGATGGCGAAGTAAAACTTCTACATCGCTTTCAAGAAACTCTTCAATAAGATCATCAGGTATGTCAAACGTACGCATTTTTGAACTTGAAGGAGATAGTAACTGATCTAAATCATCTACGTTTAAATCAAGATATGGCTTACTTCTAGTAACAGAATCAAAAACATCATCAGCAGCAGACTGAGCTTCTTGTCTGCTAAGACCTTTGTTTTCCATAAGCCAAGCACGAACTATTGAAACAAATCTTTGAGGATCTTTCATAATGCGGTCTATACGATAAAGCCTTGGTAAATAACTTGCCGCTGTATTTACTGTAACTCCTTGGCTTTGGACTTGATTTAGTTTTGAGGTAAGACGTCTTACCATAGCACTGTCGCCAGAAGCTCTTGCTTTATCAATAGCTCTTTGAATCTGAGCTTGAAACAAACCAACATCTTCTGCTTCTTTTTTTATAAGATTAAACTGCTTTCTTGCAGCAGCAGCAGCCTGGCTTACAAACGGAGATGCAGCATCACCAATATCATCAGCATCATTACGTCTCATGGCCTTACCAATACGAACTCTAAAGTCAACCTCTGATAAATATCTAGGGCCGCTAGAAAACTTATCTTTAACCTGAGATCCAATTATCTGAAATGATCTGACAATATCACTATCACTTGCTACTTTTCCACGATAGCTTAAATATGCTTCATCACTCTTTCTTACAGCTTCAAGCAATTCAGATAAATACCGAGTCCTAAATGTTGTCTCAACAGACTGAGACATAGCAAGCTCTTCATCAACACGTTTGGTCATAATACCACCCATGTCCACCATCTCACCAGCAAGACCTCGAACAATAGGATTGCTGCTTTTGAGCATGCGAAACACAGGGTTCCATCCAAGCTTCTCTGCTTTAACGCCAGTCTCTTTTGCGGCATCACGCTCTAAGGTAGCGTATGCGGTTTGCCTTGCTCTTTCAGGGCTAACAGCAGCACCAGCAGATTCATAAACATCGTCTGTGTATTTGGCTTCATAAGCAGACTCTCTGGCTGCTCGTCTTTTAGAAACAGACTGGCCAACAAACTTACCAAAAGCTGCGTTTGCAGTACCACCAATAAGAGATGCAAGACTTATAGCCATAACGCTATCAGTAATGGTTCTGTCTTCTCTGGCAGCATTAAGAACCATTTGCTCAGGTGCTACAGAAGCGGCACTAAAAGCAGCACCACCAATAAACCTCTTAGTCAAAGAACTTGCTTGCATATACCTAAGAGGGGCTAGTGGAGCAAGAGTAGAAGGTGAAAGAAGAGCAGATGTTAAACTTGCTACACCAGAATCAGATGAGGACAATATGTCTTGATCGTAACGCTCTTTAGTTAGGTTATCGACAATTTGATCAATTTGCTGTGAGTTCTTAGCATTCATAGCTCTCCAGCGAAGTTCTGGCATTTGCTCAACTCTAGGATCCATTGCAGGATCAAAGTCTGGATCTTCATCATCATCAATGGTTAAGTCCATAATGTAATCACGCAAAGCTACTACCGGATTATACTGACGCATTGCTGCTCCCCATATCTGGGAAGAGTTATCAGTAAAATACAATGGACTGGCATCACCGAACTCA